ATCTCCAGCATCGTGATCTTTAGCTCGTTCAGCGTCTTGTCAATCTCAAACGATGTTGTGTTCAGCTTTCCGTATGCGCTTTCCGTAGCTCCGGCGCTCTTTCCCATCGCTTCGACAGCATCATTCAGTTTGGCTCCGTTATCCCAAAGGACTGCCGCCGCCTTGCCCGCTTCCGCGGATCCGAACATATTTGATATGGTTGTACCGCTTTCCGCTGCCTGTTCATCCAGGATTGACAGCACGTCGGTCAGCTCCCAGCCCATATCCATGGCCTCTTTCATCGTAAGGCCGCCTTCTTTGATGTGCTCCGTTCCGGCAGCAAACGCATCTGCAGCAGCGGATCCGCTCTTGCCCAGCTCATTGAGCATACTGTTAAGATATGTCGTGGTCTCTGCCGTGGCGATACCGTTTGCGGTCATCACCGCATAGGCTCCGGCCAGATCTTCGATCTCCACTCCGTTTGCTTTCGCGGTCGGGATCACCTTACCCATACTGGATGCCAGCTGATCCACGGTCGTCTTACCAAGATTCTGCGTGTTGATCAGCACATCTGACACCCTTGCCACATCCTCGGATGCCAGTCCGTAAGCGTTGAGCGATGTCGTCAGGATATCCAGAGCTGCATCCGTCGATGTAAAGCCTGCGCGTGCCAGCTGTGTCGCGTTCGCCACGAACATGACCGCATCCCCGGTCGCCTGTCCTGCCGATATCGCATCATACACGTTATTTGCAAGCGTTTCCGCAGCTATGCCGGAGTCCTTCGACAGCTGCAGGATCTGCGTTGACAGGTCTTCCATGGACACTTCCGATGTGTCCGCAATTGTGGACAGCTTCGCCAGCGCATCCTCATATTCGATAGATGCTTTGAGTGCTCCCACGCCTGCTGCCGCGATCGGTGCCGATACTGCTGCCGTCATCTTGTCCCCGACTGCGGAGACCTTTTGTCCGGCTGCTTCGACCTTCTGGCCGACCTCTGCCATCGACTGTGCCACAGCCTGCACCTGCTGCTTGCCAACGCTCCCAAACTCTTTCAGCTCTCCTTCCAGTCCTTTGAGAGACTGTTGGGTGTCAATGATCTCACGTTCCAGAGCTTTCTGCTCTTCCGTTATCTCTCCGGTGGAGTTGTTGACTTTCATCTGTTCCAGGAACTGCTTCTCCTGCTCCAGCTTCTTTTTGGTCTCTTCGATCGCGGTGTTGAGGTATTCCTGCTTTTGTTTTAGCAAATCCACGTTCCCCGGATCCATTTTGAGCAGGCCGTCAACGTCTTTGAGTGCACTCTGTGTATCTTTCAGAGTGCTGTTGACTTGTTTGAGAGAGTCCTGCAGTTGCTTTGTATCCCCTCCGATTTCGATTGTTATCCCTTTGATCCGGTTTCTGGCCATCTTACCACCTGTCAAAATCCTGCTGTGTCGCCTGTCTTACTTTGGGTTCGTCGCGATCTGCATAGTCGTTATTGCTCTCGATAATGAGATCCATCACGAACCCTTCTTCTATTTCTTCCAGATCGTCCATCCGCAGGCCGATCTGCAATGCTCTCAATGCATAGATAGCGGTGTTTATTTCTCGGGATCCGCCGTCCCCTCTGTTTTTTTTAGTTCTGAGCTGGACAATTTATTGCCCAGATACAGCATCAGGATTTCTTTTGATGCCTGCGCCATATCGATTGTCTCAAACTGGTCCAACCATATCATATAGTCATCTTCTGTGAGCCTGGTCATATCCGCACGTTCTGCCGATCTTGCCATAATATATCCCAGTTTCTGGAGCTTCTCGATCACCGTTGCGTCCATCTTTCCCGGATCCATATTCGTCAGCGCTTGCATGATATCCTCGTGGAATGTGTTCCGGTACCGGATGGCAGTCGCTGCGCTGGATCGCATCATTACTTCGGTCTCTCCGATCTTGACTGTCTTTTGCATATATCCCTCCAATTTTTTAAAAAAGGGAGAACACCGCAGTGCCCTCCCGATGTGTGATTGTTTAGGCTGTTACAGTCACCGCGCAGGTGTCTGTGTAGTCTGTTCCGCCCACGGTGATCTTCGCCGTAATGGTCGCAGAGCCAGCGGACAGCGGGATCACCACGCCATCGCTTACTGCTGCCACTGCATTGTCGCTGGATGTCCATGTCACCGTCGAACCGTACGGAACTGCGTTTGCGGTCAGCTTTTCACTTTCACCGCCTGCAGTCAAGGACAGCTCGGATTCATCCAGAGAGATGCCGGCCGCTGCTTCGGTGCCCTGGTAGACAGATGCAAACCATGTATTATACGGCGCATCATCCGCAAGTGCACGGCTCTTGAACACGTCAGCGTTCAGAGCATTGATATGGATCGGCGCCGCCGTCATGTTCAGGGTGTCCGTCTGCGGAGTGATCGTCTCCGTGTTGGTCTCGCCGCCGATGCTCGGCTTGGACGCAGTACAGTTGTACAGCACGTGTCTTGTGTTCTTCTTGTCGCCGTCGAACTGAAACAGCAGTGCAAACGGAACCGTCGGAGCATTGGCCACCTCTGTCAAGCAGCCGTTCGCATCCTCAACTTCGCCCAGAATGTCCTTGCGGAAGTCGTCGGTGATCTGTGCGATCTCCAAACTCCCGGAGTATCCTGCATCGCCCTGCAGGGTGAAGAATGCGATATTGTCCGCGTAAAATGTATTTGCTTCGCCCTGATGATCCATCGTCAAATTAACAGCACCCGGCAGTCTCTTCGGCGTGCCGAAGGTTGCGGTGTTGTCCTGGGCGCTGATCGTCGCCACGGCATAGTGGACATTCGTCAAGCCGTATTTGACCTTGTTGGTATTTGCCATTTTTTTATTCCTCCTTGCTTATGATGATGTCGCCCGCGTAGGCTGTCACGTAGAGCAGTTCCGACTCCAGATAGGTTTCCGTCTTGTCGTAAGCCCATCCGTTCGCTGCCAGAATGCTCTCGATTGCTTCATCGCGGTCGAAGTCTTTGATATCCGTGTACAGTTCTATCCGCAGATCCGAGATCCGTTGAAAGTTGATATTGTCGGCATACAGATCATCGATGCCACTAAAAAACCACCGTATGTACGGCGGTTTCAGTGTTCTCTGTTCCTCTTCGTCAAAATGGTGATAGGCATACGGCAGACCGATCCCTGCGACCATTGCCGCGATCTCTTTGATTGTCATATGTTCTTCACCACCTCTTCCTCGAAGTCCTTCTCGATCTGTTCCTCTACCGGTTTGATGTGTGACTTCCCCGGCCAGAAGGCACCGTTCCGCAAAGTGTGTCCGTTCTCCAGCAGATGTGGCAGTCCCGGCCGCTTGGAGTAGATCACTCCGGTTGCACCGACCCGATCATTCTCAACCTTATACGTCCAGCTCTTTGCATATTCTCCCGTACCGCCGAACGCTTTCCTGCTGGCCTGTCTGACTGCCTTGGCTCCCGCTTTTGTCACTTCCTTCACTGCTTCTTTGGTTCCCGCTGTGACCTCTCCTGCGTACTCTTCCAACGCTTTCGAGATCGCGCTTGCCAGCTGGTCATGTGGTGTTCCTCTTGCCATCGGTTCCGCCCTTTCTCTCTGCATACAATTCCATGTAGTCGCCGGATTCGTATGTCCGGTAGACGGAGTAAGTTGCTCCGTGGTACTCCACGACTGTCTCTCCCTGGTAGTCTCCCTGGAACACGTCAAAACGAAACTCCGGATTTAATCCGTTCCGCCCCGCTTCAAAGAACTCCCGCCGTGAGATCGACAGCACCCGCGCATAGACTTCCCTGCGCTCCGGCTCTCCCTCGATCCACCGTCCATATTCATCCTGCGTCCTTACTCCCTTGTACAGAGTGATCACATCGTCCTTCATTGCATCTTCTCCGCGAATAGTCTGTTATTGAGAGCATACCGGAGCATCCTTGGCATGCCCTCCATCGAGTCTCGTTTCCGCCACAGCCAGCCCGCATACATCACCAGCAGAGCGTTATCGTCCGCCCTTCTTGCGTCCAGGGTGATGCCCTCTTCCGCGATCCGGCCGGCTGCTGCTTCCAGCAGTGTCGTCAGCCGTTCGTCGTATGCGGTTGTTGTGATGCCCAAGTCGATCTTGAGCATTGCCAAGTTCTGCTCCATTGTATGTCTCCTTATTCTGTCACAGTCACGGTGCAAGCTGCGTCATACTCTCCACAGGTCGCGGTGATGATCGCAGATCCTGCTGCCACGCCTGTTACCTTTCCGTTATCGTCTACGGTCGCCGCAGTAGTATCAGAGGATGCCCATGTGATCGCTCCGTCTACCGGGAAAGTCTTTGCTTTCAGCTGTACATTTCCACCTGCTGCGATGGATGCTGTGCTCTTGCTGATCTGTACGCCCTGCACGGTGTTCGCGGTGTCGCCTGCGAAGCTCATCGTTGCGTCCGGAGTCGCTCCGTTGACACCGATTGCCACGAAGCCCTCTGCGATTGCCGGCTGGCCGTCATATCTTGCGGTACCCTTGAATACGGTCTGATCTGCCAGGAAGCGATAGTGCTCGCTCTGTGCGAACTTCTGGCCGGCTCTTTCTGCCAGCAGATACAGGTCGAAGTATCCGCCGATGACGACGTAGTTCGGAACGAAGTCCAGCACCTCGATGATGCCGCCCACTACCGGCATTCTGCCGTTGACGGATGCCACGATCGCACCGGATGCGTCGATGCTCATGGACTGCGCTACCATCCAGCTGTAGGTCAGTTCGTTCATGATCCACACCTTCTCGCCGCGGCTGTACTTGCCCTTTGCTGCTGCCGCATTGATCATGATCGCCTTGTACAGATCTGCGCCTGTCACGCTGTTGTTGATGGTCTTGATGTTGGATGTATGCAGGTCAGCCCACGGACGAGCGGTTGCCGGATATCCGGAAGGCTCGGAGGTCTGTGCCAGACGAGTCATCACACCCAGCGGCATATGATTGCCTGTACCAAACAGGATCGCCTTGTCCAGTGCCAGACCGATAGACTGTCCCAGCGCGGTCATCAGCTCTGCAGCCAGGTCAACATCGGAATCTTCCAGGACTGCGTTGCAGATTGCGAAGAACCCGCCAACCTTGTTGCAGCCGACCTCTACATCATTGAATCCGAGATCCAGCTCATTCAGGTTTGCGCAGCACTCCGTCCATACTGCTTCCGGAACGGTACCCTGGATCACCATACGTCCGTCACCGTTCAGCGGTCTCACGTTGACGTGACGGTACAGTTTGGAGTAGTTCTCCACGTTCTCCCGCAGGATCCCCAGGAAGACTTCCGGTATGGTCAGACCGACGTTGGTCAGTGCTCTCTTTTCTTTCATCGCTGCGCGTACTTCGTTCAGGTAGTTCTTAACATCTTCACGCGCGAAGAATGCGTCGCGCTCCTGCTGGGACTTGCCAAACATTGCTGCTCTCTTGCTCATTGCTTTGATCTCCTCTCTCTTCTCTTCCACCGGTGCAATAGGTGCCGGTGGCTGTGTGTCCTGTGCTGCTTCTTCGTCAGCCAGCGACTGCTCCAGCTCTCTGACTTCTGCCTCGAGCTTCTCTTTCGCTTCCTCGTGCTCTTTTTTCTCGCTCTCGAACTTCTCGATCTCACCGTCTACCGCATCACGCTCTTCCTGCGTCGTGGTTTCTTCGATGGATTTTTCCAGTTCCGCCTCTCTCTTCTCAAACTCTGCATCCTTCTCACGCAGAGCTTCCAGAGCCTTCTGTGCATCGTTGAGCTTCTTGCGAAGCATGATTGCTTTGAGTGCCATCTCTTACTCTCCTTTCAGTCTCTTCAACATCTTTTCCTTCCACGCCTGCGCCTCACGTTTCTGGATCTCTTCCCGTTCGTTGCAACGCGCGGTTATGCTTGTTTCCTCATATGCGGGAAACGTGCAGCAACTCACCTCGTACAGATCCACCTCTTTGATGGTCCAATGGATGCTCCCGTCCTCCCGGATATCGGTATCCTCGGAACGGATGTCGAAGCCAAACGAACACTGATCCACATCGCCACGTTTCACCCGCTCGTATAAGTTCATCGCATCCGCATCTTTCGGATTGATACGGATGGATCCCCACAGTCCGCGGTTATCCTCGCGCAGCTCTAACGTGCCCGCCTTGCTTCTTCCAAGCACCAACGTCGTGTCGTGGTTGGTGAGTGCTCTCACATCGTTTGACAGCGTTTTTGTAAACGCCCCCGGCGCAATGCTTTCCGTCAGCCCCGGTGCGATCTCATAAACGCTGTTAAATACAGCGAAATGCCCCTCGATCCTGGGTTCGTCGCCGTCTTCTCTTGTCGAAAAATCTGTCGCTATCGTGCGCATCCTGCGCTGCTTGTCTCCCATCTCATTCTCCTTCCTGGATCAGCTTGCTCTGCTGTCCGATCATATCTGCCGGTATAAAGTTCTCCAAAATCCGAAGATCATCCAGCCCTTCCCTCGGAGGCATCCCCATGATGTCCCGCACTTCGTTTCCTGTGACGATACCCTTGTCACTCAATCCGCCATATACTGCGTACAAGCTGTTGAGATCGAAGTCCATCAGACTGCGGACATTAAACCGCAGATACATCTTCGGTGATAGGATCAGCTTCTTGGTCATCTCCTGCGCGATACTGACTGCCATCGGACGGATCGTGTTTTGGACGAAGCTGTTCCACGCTGCCCGGTCGTATCCGCCAACACCCAGGAGGAATGCCGGCACGCCCAACACTGCAGCGACTGTCCTCTTGTCGATCTCCACGGAATCGCTGATCGCAAGATCCGCCAGTGTGAGCGGTTTGACTTGCTCCACGCTGAACTGTTCTGCCGGAATGATCCACGGCTGTCCCGGTGTTTGCGGCTTGATATAGGAGTCGATCAGCTTCTGCCTTCCTGCAGGGCTGGAGAACTCTTCCGTCAGTGCATCCACCTTGACGATGATGCTTGGCTTGTATTCTGATCCCATAAAGGCCTTCTTGGTTGCTGCCGCCTGTTTCAGATTGTTCGCCACATCCAGCAGTGAGACCGTTACGCCGGCGCCTTTCCACAGGTAGTACTTGTCCGGGTTGTAAACGAAGTGGAGAAGGTTTCCCGGCTTTTTGGCCACACCGTCAATCCACACCTGATAGTCCCGATAGGATCCACCCACCGGAAGCAATTGCACACGGCTTGCCGCGATCGGTTCCAGACTCTGCAGATATCCGAGATGCGTATGCGGTACAACAACCGCATTTCCCCGTCCGTACAACAGCATCGTCATCACGATCGACTGCATCCACATGGATCTTGTCATCGTCGGCATAGGATCGATGTCGATCACTCGCGACAGCTCATTGACCACCCGCACGTCTCCCCTCTCCGTATTGGCCATCAGATGGATGGTCATGGATCCGATCAGCTCCGCGATACGCCTGCAGGCCGTCAGTATCTCCGGGTTGCGGTCGAGAGATGTATATCCGGGCACGCAGATATCACCGTCAGAAACTACGAAAGCAACCTGACCGGTGCAACGCTTTTCTGTCTTCTTTTTGGTCCTACTCATCTCCCCACCATTCTTTTCCTTTCTTTTCCTTTTCTTCCCTTGCGACCATCTGGATCGTCGCAAACACCGACGCATCAAACAGGTCGATGCGCATCTCCGGTGATACTTTTTCGTATTGCACCGCGTCATCCGTCTTCTCAACTGCTGCCACGTTCTGCACGCAATACTCATAGGCGGTCGAGTGCAGATAGTAGAGCGTCCCGTTCTTGGCCGCCGTTTCAATATGCCGAAAACCTTGTGATTTTAAATAAAAATACTGCGGTTGATCGATCACGTTGAACCCGGCCTTTTTCATTGCCGGGAAATATTCCTCGCCGGCGAACTTCCGGTCGTGTCCGACTGCCTTGATCCGGAATCCCATCTTCCGCATCTTGACGAACCAGTTGACGATATCCCCGATGTTGACGGTCGGGCTGTTGCACATCGTAAGCCACCCGTCTTCTTCCCATCCGAACAGTGGGATATTGTCTTCGTCCGACTTCTTGGCCGCCTGTGCGATCGGTGTGAAGCCGTGCGTGATGATGATGTCCACATCTTCGTATCGTCCCACCAGTGCTGCTGCCGTGAGGTCGTACACTCTCGACAGATCGGCACCGCCGAACCAGTCGATTTTCAATTTGGTCAACTCTTCCAACGTCCAGTTATACTTCCGGTCGGATGCCCGGAACTCTTCGATGTCGAACCAGGCTTTGAGTGCTGTCGTGTAGATGTTCAGCGACCGGGAAAGGAAGTCCTTTCGCTGCTGCGGATCGTTCTGTGCCTGCAGAGCATCGTTGAGGATTTCCTTTGGCCGGATCGTCACGCCGTAGCTTGGATTTGCTTTCCGATGCTGGATCGGATTCGTATAATCGCAATTCCCTTTATCGTCCACATCGGCGCGGGCAATAAAAGCGAACATCTCATCATCCTTGACCGTGCCTGCTGCCACCTTTGCAGCATATTCCATCCGGCGATAGCCGAAGCTGTTGGCGTTGTCGCCTGCGGTCGTGATGCCGATCATCAACTTGTTTGTATAGCCTTTCATTGCTTCCTTGAAACGGTTATACTGTGATGCTTTTTTATACGCGGCCATTTCGTCCGCTATCGCGAAATTGCAGTTAAATGAATCCTGCGCGTCCGGATTGCTTGCCATGATCTGTATGTCGATCGATCCATCCGGTACACCGTTAGCCTCGAACGTATACTGAATCGAGTGCTCCATTGCGTTATCCTTGATGGAGAACTCATCCCTGATGCCCTTGTAGGTCAGGGAGAAGTCGATGAACTTGTACGACTCCATCGACTGCTTTAACGCTGCTGCCACCACGTACACCGTGGATCCGCTCCGTCTCTGCATGATGCTGACGGCGAAGGATAGAGCAGCTACGAACGAGGTCTTGCCGTTCTTACGGCCAAGCATGATCATCGCCTCTTTGAACCTGCGCTCCTGTGTGCCCTTGATATAAAATCCGAGCAGATTGCACACAATGAATACCTGCCACGGTTCCAGCCTTAACGGTTTCCCTAGGAGCGGAGTGCCGTCCAGCTTCTCCCCCTTCCTGTGGACGAACAGCCCCTCCATCAGTGTGATGCACGCATCCGGATCTTTGGATCTGTACTCCAGGTCTTCTCGTTTCAAATCCGCCAGGAATCTCTTGCAGGCGTTCACGATATCTTCCCCGGCGATCACGATATCGTCGCCGGTGAGCACGAAATCCGTCCCTTTGATCACAAGGTCCGTTCCCTGGATCACGATGTCCGTTGCTTTGCCCAGGACTTCCGCCCCGTAGATCACGTCCTCCGCGTATTTGATTGCTGTCTGCTTATAGTGTCGTGCGATCATATCCCAAGTCCTTCGAGCACATCGGCGAAGGACTTCTTGCTTGACACTTT